AGAAAAAGTAAACAAAATTACGGAAGAAGAATTAAAAACTATTAAAGGACAACAACAACACATCCAAAATGTAGTTTTTGATTTAGGCTCAATAGAAGCAAGAAAAATCGAGCTTAGTGATGTATTAAAGCAAGTTAATTTAACTTTAAATAACACTAAAAAAGAATTAGAAGAAAAGTACGGTCAAGTAAATATTGACTTAAAAGACGGATCTTTTAAAGAAATAGTAGAAGAAGTAGCGACAGAAGAAGTAAAGTAAGATGAACTCTATTATAAGAAAGATAAGTATAGGCGCGGACTATAAAAATGAAGCTATGCACTATTCTGTAGGGCAGCAAGTTTATGGAGGTCATGAGATTTCTCACATCTTGTTTAATAGCAAAGAAAATTCTTATAATGTTCATATAAAAAAAGGCGATGAGGTATTGCCCTGGAAGAAGTTTAATTCTAACATGGCAATATCCATTGAATATGATTTAGAATATTAATGAGAGCTTTATATGATTTTATTATAAAACCTTTAGGGGAAACTTATGATAATAAAATTAAAATTGACAAGAAAGAACTAATATTAAATACCAAAATAGAGAGTTTTAAATTTGTTAATAATTTAGCTATAGTTGTGGAAATCCCTTTAGAGATTGAAACTTCTATTAAAAAAGGTGATACTATTTTAATACATCATAATGTGTTTAGAACTTTTTATGATATGAAAGGTATTAAAAAGAAATCCAGATCTTTTTTCAAAGATGATTTATATTTTTGTGCACTTGATCAAGTATATTTATATAAAAGAAAAGATAAATGGGAGTCTATTAATGAAAGATGTTTTATTCAACCTTTAAAAAATAATGACACATTAACAACCGAAAAAGAGCAAAGGCTTATTGGAGTATTAAAAATAGGCAATAGTTCATTAGAAGCGCTAGGAATACACGAAGGAGACACAGTGGGCTATACTCCATATGGAGAATATGACTTTATAGTAAATGAGAAGCGTTTATATTGTATGAAATCAAATGATATTGTTATAAAGTATGGACACAAAGAAAACCAAACTGAGTATAATCCAAGCTGGGCAAATAGCTGTTGAAGAGTTAATCAAAGTAGCTAGAGAACCTATTGTGGATTCTAATATGGATATTTCCGCAGATAGACTTAAAAACGCTGCAGCTACTAAAAAGCTAGCTATATTTGATGCTTTTGAGATACTAACTAGAATCGAAGAAGAAAAAAATATATTAGAAGAAAAGCCTAAAGTAGAAGAAAAGAAACACAATAAATTTAAAGGTTTTGCGGAGGGGAGGTCAAAATAATGGATGAGCCGGTATTGATGAAAATATTACCTAATCATATTGATCCTAAGGTTTTAAGGAGAAATAATAGATATAAGAAATGGAAATATGGTTATGATGAAGATCATGATATTATATATATAGGTAAAACTGGTGAAATAGGGGATGTATATGAAATACAAAATTTAAAAATTGCATTACCAAAACCGCCCAAAGATATAATAAAATATAAGAATGATACCTGGGAGCGTACTCTTATCCCAAAAGTTTTAAATAAAATCAAAACTATTTTTGACTGGGAACAATACCCTGATGATTTTAAAGAAAAATGGTATGATTATATTGACGAAGAATTTAATAAAAGAGAACAAGGGTTTTGGTTTTATAACAAAGGTGTTCCTACTTATCTTACTGGCACTCACTATATGTACTTGCAGTGGAGTAAGATTGATGTTGGGCCACCAGATTTTAGAGAAGCCAATAGATTATTCTTTATATTCTGGGAAGCTTGTAAAGCCGATGACAGATGCTACGGAATTTGTTACCTTAAAAATCGTAGATCAGGATTCTCTTTTATGGGATCTGGAGAAGTAATAAATCTAGCTACAATATCAAGTGATTCCAGGTATGGAATATTATCTAAAACTGGACAAGATGCTAAAACAATGTTTACCGATAAGGTTGTTCCTATATCAGTAAATTATCCTTTCTTTTTTAAACCGATTCAAGATGGTATGGATCGACCTAAAACAGAATTAGCATATAGAGTTCCAGCTTCTAAATTTACTAGAAGAAAGATTATAAGTGGGGAAATGGCGATTGATTTACAAGGTCTTGACACTACCATAGACTGGAAAAATACTGGTGATAATAGTTATGATGGTGAAAAATTAAAACTATTAGTACATGATGAATCTGGAAAATGGGAGAGACCTAATAATATATTAAACAACTGGAGAGTTACAAAAACTACATTAAGGCTTGGTAGCAGAATTATTGGCAAGTGTATGATGGGATCTACTAGCAACGCTTTAGATAAAGGAGGTAGTAATTTTAAAAAATTATATAATGATTCAGATGTTACAAAAAGAAATGCCAACGGACAGACTCGCTCAGGACTCTATAGTTTGTTCATTCCTATGGAATGGAATTACGAAGGATACATTGATTCTTATGGATTACCTGTATTCACTAAACCAAAGGAGAAGACGACCGATGCTCATGGAACACCAATAAGAATAGGTGTAGTTGAATATTGGCAAAATGAAGTAGATGGATTAAAAGATGATCATGATGCTTTAAATGAATTTTATAGACAATTCCCACGAACTGAAGAGCATGCATTTAGAGACGAAGCTACATCCTCATTATTTAATTTAACCAAGATATATGAACAAATTGATTGGAATGCTGATGTTAGAAACAGCGGTTTAGTAACACAGGGAAATTTCCATTGGGCAGATGGTGTAAAAGATACTGAAGTTGTCTTTGCCCCTAATAATAAAGGAAGATTTTTTGTTTCTTGGGTGCCCTCATATCATCTACAAAATAAAATAATAACCAAAAATGGACTTAAATATCCTGGCAATGAGCAAATAGGAGCATTTGGATGTGATCCTTATGATATTTCAGGGACAGTTGATAAAAGGGGATCAAACGGATCATTACATGGTTTAACTAAATTTAGCATGGACAATCATCCTGCTAATCATTTTTTCTTAGAATATATAGCTAGACCTCCAACCGCAGAAATATTTTTTGAAGATGTATTAATGGCATGTATATTTTATAGTATGCCAATACTTTGCGAAAATAATAAACCAAGATTATTATATTATTTTAAAAGAAGAGGCTATAGGGGATATTCTATAAATAGACCAGATAGAATATATAATAAATTATCAGTAACAGAAAGAGAAATAGGTGGTATACCTAATTCAAGTGAAGATATTAAACAAGCACATGCGGCGGCCATAGAATCTTATATAGAAGACTATATAGGGTTGAGGCAAGATGGTAGTTATGGGGATTTATATTTCCAAAGAACATTAGAAGATTGGGCTAAATTTAATATAAATAATAGAACTAGTCATGATGCTTCTATAAGTTCTGGACTTGCTATTATGGCTTGTAATAAAAATAAATATAGGCCAAATCCTATAATTAATAAAAAAATCTATGATTTAGGGATTAAAAAATTCACAAATACAGGAGAAGTTTCAAAAATAATTGAATAAATGAAAATAAACACTAATTCTAATAGCGCTTTCCCAAGTCAGGTAGTACCAGACGCTGAAAAAGCTTCAATTGAATATGGTTCCCAAGTAGCTATGGCTATTGAGACTGAATGGTTTAATCAAGGTAGGACTAATGGTAATAGATATTTAACAAATTGGAATAATTATCATTATTTAAGATTATATGCTAGAGGAGAACAACCAGTACAAAAATATAAAGACGAATTAGCAATTAATGGAGATTTATCATATTTAAATTTAGATTGGAAACCAGTACCTGTTATCTCTAAATTTGTAGATATAGTTGTAAATGGAATATCAAATAAAGAATTTGACATTAAAGCTTATTCTCAGGATCCAGAATCGGTAAAACAAAGAACTAATTATGCTACAGCAATAGCAGAAGACATGTTTGCAGCTACCCAAATAGCACAAGCTCAGCAAAATTTAGGAGTTAATCTTCAAAGATCGAATATATCCCCTTTAGAGATGCCTCAAACTATGGATGAATTAGAACTTCACATGCAACTTAGTTATAAGCAAGCCATAGAAATTGCCGAAGAAGAGGCTATTACCCAAACATTGGCACAAAATAAATGGGAGTTAACTAAAAGAAGATTAAATCAAGATTTAGTAACCTGTGGGATTGCCTGTGCAAAAACTAATTTTAATAAATCAAATGGAATAACCGTCACCTATGTAGACCCTGCGTATACAGTATATTCTTATACAGAAGATCCAAATTTTGAAGATATATATTATGTAGGAGAAGTTAAATCTATTACAATACCAGAGCTTAAAAA